TGCTAAAAGGCAGTTAGGTGCACCCGTATTGGAAATCAACGTTGCAGATGAGCAAGTTGAGGATATACTGGATGATGCTATTCAATACTTTCAAGAACGTCATTTTGATGGTGTATATCCAACATTTTTAAAGTATAAAATTACGGAAGATGATATAAAAAGAGGAAGATCTAGAGACGGAAATACAGACAACGTAGGTATCACTACACAAACAGCAACATCAACAATCGATGGCCAATCAGTTTCATTTAGTTTTAATGAAACATCAAATTATTTACAAGTTCCACCAGATATTCTTGGTATTACAAAGGTCTTTCATTTTGACGGATCTAATAGAATGTCAAGTGGTATGTTTAGTTTGAAATATCAATTATTTTTAAACGACATATATTATTATGGATCAACTGAATTGTTGTCATATGCAATGACAAAAACATATCTTGAGGATATTAATTTTTTATTAACCACACAGAAACAAATTAGATTTAATAAAAGACAAGACAGATTATATCTTGATATTGATTGGTCTAGTATTACTGATGGAGAGTTTCTCGTGATTGATTGTTATAGAACATTAGATCCTAATGATTATGCTAGAGTCTTTAATGATTCATTCTTAAAAAGATATTTTACTGCACATCTCAAAAAGCAGTGGGGTCAAAACTTAATAAAATTCCAAGGAGTTAAATTACCTGGTGGAGTCGAATTAAATGGTAGACAAATCTATGATGATGCAATGAATGATATAGCAATCATCAGAGAGCAAATGTCTAACACTTACGAAATCCCACCACTTGACTTTATAGGATAATATAATGGCACTAAATCCGTTTTTTCAACAAGGCTCTTCTGGGGAACAAAGTCTCGTTCAGTCTTTGATTAACGAGCAGTTGAAGATGTATGGTGTAGAAATACACTATATGCCAAGAAAATATGTTAGTGAAAAAACAATATTAGAAGAAGTAACTGCATCTAAATTTGATGATGCATATCCAATAGAAGCATATATTGACAACTTTGATGGCTATGATGATATGCCTTCAACATTATCAAAGTTTGGTATTCAAGCAACTAATGAAGTAACACTTATAATATCAAAAGAAAGGTTTGAGACTTACATATCTCCCCTAATGAAAAATGAATCTAATGTAAAACTCTCTACAAGACCAAAAGAGGGAGACTTAGTTTATTTTCCACTAGGTGATCGTTTGTTTGAAATTAAATATGTTGAGCATGAAAAACCATTTTATATGCTAAGAGATAATTATGTTTATAAGTTAACTTGTGAACTATTCCGTTATGAGGATGAGGTTATTGATACTGGTGTTGATGAAATTGATGATACTTTAGGTGGTATTGAAGGAGCAGATGGAGAAGAGATTCTCATTGGTTCAGGTGGAACACAGAAACTAACTCTTGTAGGAACTGCATCTCAAGCAACTGCATCTATAGGTATTGTTAATGGTGGTATTCAACAAATATTCTTATCAAATAGGGGTAAAGGATTTACATTTGCACCACGAGTTGCGATATCATCTGCACCAGCAGGGGGATTGTCTGGTATTGCTACATCTAAACTGTTGAGTGGTATTGCTGTTGAGGGTAATATTAGTGACAGTAAGAAATCTGTTGTTCAGTTTATAGACCTAGTAAATCCTGGCTTTGGATATACTTCTAATCCCACTATACAGG